GCCTTACGCCGCTGCTCAGTTCCTCCTTCATACATGACAACGGGGCGAGCCTGAAGGGCAAGGGCATAGACTTCGCCCTGGACAGGCTGGAGCGACACCTGCACGAGCATTACCGAAGGCACGGCACGGAAGGATATGCCCTGCTGTTTGATTTTTCAAAGTATTTTGACACGGCGCGGCATAAGCCCATATTTGACGAATACCGCCGGTGCATACGCGATGAGCGGCTGATAGCGCAGGCGGAATATTTCGTTGACCGATTCGGGCCGGAGGGGCTGGGCCTTGGCAGCCAGGTTTCCCAGATAAGCGCGCTGGCGCTGCCCAATTCATTAGACCACCACATAAAAGAGAAATTGCACATAAGGCATTATGCCCGCTATATGGATGACGGATACCTTCTCCATGAGAGCAAAGAGTATCTGCGCCGCTGCATGGAGGACATACATGAGCGGTGCGCCGCCCTCGGCATAGCGCTGCACCCGACAAAAACGCGCATAGTGAAGCTCAGCCGGGGCTTCACCTTTCTTAAGACCCGTTTTTTCCTGACGGACAGTGGGAAAGTGGTGCGAAAAATAGATCCCGGCTCCGTCGCAAGGATGCGCCGCAAACTTAAAAAATTCCGGGAATGGGTAGACAGGGGCAAGATGGCGATGGAGGACGTAGCAACATCGTATCAGTCGTGGCGCGGCTACGCAAAACGCTTTGACGCATACAGGACGCTTAAAAGCATGGATGCGCTGTATTCAGAACTATTCATACAAAGGGAGGAATGAAATGTACCGCATAAAAAAGGGAGGCGCTATCCTCAGCACCGAGGACGGCGCCGTTTATGTACGGCTGCAAGAAAACGGAGTGTACATCACCTGCCCTGAGCATGAAGCTCAGGGCATTGTCGTAAACGGAGGCAACATATACGCCTTGAATGGGCGGGGCGGCTTGCCCGGGCTGGAGGTTGTAACGGTAGAGGAATTCTCCGGGGCGGCGCTCATTGCGGAGGCACACAGCGAATTGGACGGCCTCATTGCGGCTGCCAGGCAAAGCCTCATAAGCCCGCCCTCCCAAGGCGCACCGTGGAACGCCGAAGCCCGCTATACCGTCGGTGATACCGTGGAGGGCGGGTATGTGGCACTGCGATACAGCCGTGGCAAAGACCCCGCAGACACGGCCAATTTAGGCGTTTACTGGGAGATGCCGCAATTCAGCTATCCCGCGTGGAGCGACATCGAGGACGGTACGGTGATAACAGAGGATACCATAGTCACTCATGAAGGCAAATCTTGGAGGTGTATTTCCCAGCATATCAAATCCGCGGTGTATAGGCCCAAGACAGGCAGCTCCAAATGGAGCGAATACGCGGAATGACCGCAAAAAGAGAGCGCAAAGCTCTTTTTTTAATACAAAAAAACAAAGAAAGGACGAACTATGAAAAAGAAAATCGCAATCCTTCTGGCGCTCCTGCTGCTGTGCTTCTGCACCGCAGCCTACGCCGCAACCGTCACTATCGTCGAGGACGACGAGATCAAGGTGGAAATATCCGCCGCCGACATCAAGACCTATGAGAAGATAACCAAGGTTGGCTATGCCGCCGACATGAATTTCGCTCTCAGGGTGAAGATCACCGTTCCCAAGTGGGCCAGCACCAAGGATCTGGAGCTGCACGTCGCAAAGCAGGGCATAGAATATAAGGACGCCCCTAATATTCCCCTCGCTACCGGCGAATACATAGTGGAGGGCATGATAGTATCCTTCCCTGCCTGCTTCCAGATACAGATAGCGGATAAGGCCGCGGAAAACGCCGAAACTGCCGAGGAACTTCTCAACGCCGCAAAGGCCGGCGACCGCTCGCGGATATTTACCTATCACTTCAACGACGTGAATGCAGGGAAGAACGGGCAGAATGTGGCCGACAATATCCATATTCCCAAGACAGGCGATATATCCGTGCTGCCCTATGCCCTGTCCATATCGCTGATAACCTTCGGCCTTGTCTGTGCCGGTAAACGCCGCAGGTAAAGCCTATGAACATGATTGATAAGTTTATTGCCTATCTTCACAGCAAGGTAGGCAATTTGTATGTTTGGGGCGCGCAGGGGGAATGCCTGTCCTGCATCATAGACCCGGAGGACTATATCCGAAAGGAGGAAACCTCCGAGCGCAACGCCAACCGGGCGATAGCTTTGTACCGCAAGCGCGTTGCAGAGGGCATGAACCCTATCGAGGCCTACGATTGCAGCGGGCTGATAGTCAAATTCCTGCTGGATAATAAGCTCATCAAGGCTGACGTTTCCTCACGCGGCCTGTACTCCATGTGCGACAAACTGGAGCGGAAAGACCTTAAATCTGGCGACCTCGTTTTCCGGCACAACGGCGTTCGCATTTATCATGTCGGCGCGTATGTTGGTGACAGCAAAGTCATTGAATCCATGGGCAGGGATGACGGCGTTGTCTGCCGCGACATCAACGCCAGCGGCACAGGCTACTGGAACCGCTACGGCAGGCTGGATTTGCTATGGGACGAGGTTCCGGCAAAACCCTATTACGCTGCCACTACCGGGAATGTGTGGATACGGCAAGGCCCCTCCACCTCCTACGCCAAGCTTGGTATGGCGGAAAAGGGGACGAAGCTCATAGCATTGCCCCCTGTTAATGGGTGGTCAGTAGTTACGGCTATAATCGACGGCAAAGTAATAAGCGGCTACAGCTCCGCGAAATACATCAAGGAGGTGTAGTCTTATGAGTTTAGATGTAGATGGCACCATCATGGAGATAAAAGAAGCACTGGCAGAAATCGCCGCAGAGTTGCGCGGGCTACGGCATACAGTTGATAAACTGGAAGGCCGCCTCGACGCACTGGAAAAAGCACCCGCCAAACGCTGGGATACATTGATTTACGCGCTGATAAGCGCCCTTGCCGGCGCAGGCATAACCTACTTCATTTCGCATTAAATAAAAAAGGAGATAAAAACAAATGAAAGCATTTTGGAAAGCAGCCGCTCTCAGAGCGATAAGGACTATCTGTCAGACCGCCATTGCCACCATAGGCACCGCCGCTATGTTGTCCGATATAAATTGGATAATGGTAGGCTCCGCCTCTGCCGTGGCCGGTATACTCTCTATTCTCACCTCCGTAGTGACCGGTATTCCCGAAGCACCCAAGACCCCCGAAGAAGATAATTTCTAACCCCCGACAGGGAATCCCTTTCAATCGCCCCCGTGTGGTTTCGCCGCCGGGGGCCATTCTTTATAAAGGAGATAAGCAATATGGCAGAAACTAACTACGATGAGCTGCTTAAAAAGCTTGGATATTGTGTAATGCAGTTTTTGCAAAGCTGATATATGGCATTTATATCATCCTGCACAATGCAGTAAAGCCATTTCAGAAGCTGTAAAGGGCAAATGGAAGAGCAGATAAATATGCCCACATTCATGGCAAAAGAAATAGAACATAAAAAAGGAAATGATGAATTTCAGATGTTTCAGCATAAATAAACAGCGAAATTACACCAGATAAAAATGAATGAAAACAATAAAAACACAAAAACGGAAAGAAAAAATAAATTCTGAAGACAAAATTAATGAAACATACTTGCACAGCATGAAAATATATGCTATAATAATCAAAGAAAGGTGGTGAAATCGTGGCACTGGAAGGATTTAAAGTATATCTTCCGACGACAGGCGACGCAAATTTGACACTCACCAAAAACGGACTTGGAATCAGCAAGGCAACGGTTTCGAAATTAAATTGTAGTGAGTACGTCCGCATTCTGATGGATTATCAGGGACGCAGGATGGCAATCGTTGAGACGGATGAAAACGATACAGCGAAGACAGAATTCGCACGAGATGGAAAAAACGTCGGAATACGTTGGAATTCTCGCGACTTAATCAAGACACTCTGCCAAATGAATAGGTGGACGTTGGAAAACGGAGAGAAGTATACGATTCCCGGAGAATACTCCGTTGAAGAAAGTGCGATGATCTTTGATTTCAATCAAGCCACCCTTTCACGATGATGTTTTGCGAGAAATCGCTGAACATATAAAAGAAGCCTAAAGCGGCACCTTAGACTTCAGTTGTTAAGAAA